CCCAAAAATTGACGATGAAAGAGAAAATTTAGTACCATTGTTAGAATTAGGGGCTAGGACATTTCAAAACTATGCTTTTCGCTGGGAACTTTTAGATTATCAAAAAAAGGTTCAACTTGATATAGAGGGAATACCTTTTATCGGATATACAGATTTTCATTTTGAGGATAAAAATACCAAAGAAGATTTTTATATAGATCTGAAAACATCTAAAAATTTACCAAAAGAAGTATCAATATCCCATGCTATGCAACAAGCAGTTTATTTTAAAGGCACAAATGCAAGACAAATGCTTTGGTATTTAAAAACACCAACTAAAACTAAAGGTGCAGAATTTACAAATATATCTGTTGAGGATTATCAAAAACCAATGTCTATTTGTATTCATGCAGTAAAAGCAATGGCAAATTTTCTTAAAATGGTTGATAATAAAGAAGATGTAAGGGATATTTTAATCCCTAATCCCGATAACTGGATTTGGAAAGAGGAAACTGTCCTAAACGC